AAGAGACACGAACAGTTATTACACGACCACTTGGTAGTTTCTTGGTGTATGTACGGCTCTTCTTTTGAAAGTACTTGTGCCTGTACTCCTTGGCCAAATTTGAGCGGATTTTTGGGTTTCGAAGATTTTTGTTGGTGAGTGCGAGTGTGTAGGTCACGAGGGACTTTAGCGCAGAGTTTTCGGAAATTACCCCCTCGCGAACCTTTTTAACATAACTGTTGATGTGTTTCTGTGGGGGCGCGGTCCATCCAATCGGCAAGCTCATTTAATTATATCCAATATATTAATGAACAGTGTCGGTCCGTACCTGTCTCTGATACCTGTTGCGGCTCTAATATTTCAGGCGGGAAAACAGTCTGAAAAATTGGACGAACTTTTTACACGAGCCTTTGCCGTTGAGAAAGAACAACGCGGAAGTCTTGATATTTTGCACGAGATTGACAAAAAGGTGACCACAGTTCAGCACGATGTAAAACAACTCCAGGAACTTCTCCGCGGCAAATGAGTTAAAGATAAATAGTCCTGTATACTAAATGGCGACTGGATACCTCGAGCAGGATTACACTGTTGTCCCTGGTCAGCTGTTTGCGTGCCTTTCTATTGTCGGGCCCGAGTGCCCCCAAAAGTCGGACAAGTTTGGGATTAAGATTCGCGGCGCCTTTGCGACTCGCGATGAGGCGGCCAATCACGCCAAGCGTCTCCAGAAGGAGGATCCCATCTTTGACATTTATGTTGTTGATATGTTCAAGTGGCTTCTGATTCCCCCTGACCCGGCGATGATTGAGGATGCCCACTACACGAATGAGAAGCTCGAGGAGATTATGACCAAGTACCGCGAGAATCAGGCCCAGGCTGCTCGTATGTTTGAGGAGCGCAAGCGCGATATGATGGCGGTGAAGACTGGTGAGGATATGCCCTACATCAAGCCGGGTGACGAAAACTCCAAGTACTACTCCAAGCCCGACGAGGCTCCGATCAGTCACCCGGCCGATGTGCTCGCGCGCCTCCAAGAGGAGAAGCCCGATGCACCCATCGAGGAGCTCGTGAAGGAGGCTGACGAGATTGTGGCCAAGGAGATTGCCGATCGCGCCGAAAAGCGAAAGGCGGAGGCTGAGGAGGAGGCCAGGGTCATTGCTGAGACCAAGGCTCGTCTTGATGCACTCGCGGCATCTGACTAAAATATTTGTAATCTATAGAAGACTGATGGGGTTCCTTTCAGTCGCTTTGAACATTTTTACACTTTTGGTGATTGCGGTTGTGTTCTATACAGCGAGAAATCTCTATAGAACAATGCCGGATAAAAGTCTTTCAGCAAGTCAAGCATTTAATGAAATGTGGATAGAACCGAGTACAGTGACTCATTCGTTTTTCAATGAATCAAAGTACGGACCGATGGGTCACTTTGTTGGGGAAAATGTAAAAAAGAACAGTCTTGAACTCACTACTGTCGAAGGATGACAGGCTGCATAGTTTTGCCCATAAAGAATCCAAGTATAAATGCGACGAAAATCACAATCCAGATGTTCTTATCAATTTCGTCAAATATGGATGGCTTTTTAGGCGGCGGTGGTGGCATCGGTGGAGGAACCATCGGCGGAGCCATCATAATAGGTGGTTCATAGTACTGCCTGGGAGGCGGACCATCTTGATACTCCTGTTGGCCATAAATGGAATCATCAATGCGATCACTCTCCATTTATAACCTGAAGACATTTCCTTTTTTTAAATCAATCGCACTCTGACTCTTCCCCGTCGTTGTCATCGTCCCCATCGTCCTCCTCATCGTCAACAACAAATCCCTTAAGATTACCGCTTTCATCTGCATCCTCGTCATCTTCGTCCTCATCTTCCTCCTCATCATCTGGGATGTCATCTTCGTCCCCATCGTCGTCATCGTACTCATCTGGCTTGAAATCATCCTCTGGAATCTCTTGGGGTGTGTAGAGCTCTGGCTTTTTGACTGTACGACCAGAGCGGGTTGTGTACGTGGCCATTTGATATTAGAATATAGTTTCTTTTAAGCACTTTGCGGCACCATAACTCTTGATATGTTGTAAACCGTGTCAATAAACGGTTTTGCTATGAGCTGAGTCCACTTGGGTTTCTTTAATGGTGTCTCGATCGGATCAAGTTGAGATGCCCACGGGCCCTTGATCGCTGTCTCGACTTCGTCCCCATTATCAAGTGTGACCCATCCAGATTCATCTGACTCGGTCCAGAAACCAGTCTTTGCATTCTGGTACCACGGACCATTTGTTGGTATCGCTTTTTTGAGAACTTCTTGTTTTTGATCCTGGATACCCTTGATGTACTTTGGATTGAAACGAACACCTTGTTCAATCGCCGTATTGGCAATCTGCCTTTCGACAATGTCCCCAATTGCACTCGTCATTTCGTGTATTTCTTCAATGAGACCAGAACTTCCGCCTTTCGAGTACAGAGCTAAATCCTGAAGAGCATCGAGCGACTTGTACAGATACTTTTTTGACAGAGTCACAGAGTACAGAGTCTGTTCTGAAAGTTCCAAGTTGTTTACAAACTCTGAATACTTGTCTGGGGACAAACCAGAGTACTTTTTAGCCTTTTGTTTATAAACCTCAAGAGTTTGCTTGTTGTTGTTGTTGCGTTGGGGGTAAAAGTACAGTGCGACGAACACCAAAAGGATCGCGAACAAAAGAAACATTAGCTCTGATTGCCGCCTTATTTGTATCTGCTTTTTTAATTGGGAACAATAGATTCAGGAGTGTTGGTGGTAAGGAGTGCTTTTTTCCTGAAAAGTCTTTACAGAATCCATTCCTTCTACCTTGTAATGTTTCACACTGACAAAAACACCTTTGTCGGATGCACTCTTCATTCACAAGAAACCAAATGTGATTTGAATTGTGTTTTCGACCCAAGTTTTCACAATAACTTGAAGTTGTTCCAACAAGATACACTTTTTCGTGTTTGAATATTTTATTAATCCTCGCCTCTGATTGACCCTCAAGATATTGTCGAATAAATGTTTCAAGTCGAGCAGAAAGTTCAGTGTCCTCAATTTCATTCTTTGTCTGGGCCCGTGTAAACTTGCCCTCGGTTGTCTTCTTGGTGGTGACCAGTTCCCCCGGGTCAGGTACCTCGACAGGTACTGTGTCTTGGGTCCGAACAGTTGCCGCTTTCAAGAGTTCAACAGTTGGTTCAAGAAACGAAACTCGAGTCATCATACTAAATGGGACACCGTGTACGTACTTGAACACTGGAAGATACTCAACTTCTGTGAGTTTTCCAGTTTTCCCACATACAAGACACCCTTTCCCACCACACTCGTTGTGTTTACCTTTTTTGTGTGACCACGGTAACCGAAACCCCGAACCTTTTGTACCAGTTTCAGGATTTCCGTACACTGACTTGTCGACTATTTCGTCCCAATTTTCATTTGGGTCCTCGATTCGTAAAAGTTTCAAAATGTGCCCCCTCAGAGCAACTGCCGCCGTTTGATCAACTGTGAACCCAGCCCAATTGAGGTGAACACCTGATTTCACCTTGTTGTCCGCCACCTTTTTGGGCTTGGCCACACTAATCAGACAACTCTTTCCACCAAACCCCGAGACTCGATCACAGATTTGTCTCGAAAGGTGCTCGATGCGCTCCATCGAAAGTGGTCCCGTTGACTTGTAATCGAGGTCAACAAAAAAGTTGAACGTGTCAGTCTTTTGTTCAACCACAAAAATCTGTTCACCACTGAGAACCGCCTCTACATACTTGCCATAAAAATCATCCAATCTATCAAATGGTACTGAGAGGACTCCCCCATCCATTAACACGTGTGATAGATTGCTGGAATTTGCAAAACCTTGCGAACCGCACCATTGTTTGAACATATCGTACTTATCCTTGTAGGGCTTTTCTTTTTTAAAACTCTGAAAAGAGACCGATGAGGGACGCCGTCGGCTCGATCCGTCTTTCGCGGAGTTTCGCCTTGATCTCCGCCGATGGGAGCGGCTCCTTGACGGGGGCTTCGGCGTCGGCGTCGCTGTCGCTACCACTGTCCTCGAGCTCTTTAAGTTTTTTGTTGAGATGCATTTTTCGAAGATTGAGAAGATCAACAAACTTCATCTTTTCAAGGGGTTTCTCTGGGTCCACTTCGTACCCCTCTCTGAGAAGCTGTTGTATAACAAACGACTTGGATTGTTTACTCATTTGTTTCACCTGATATTAAAAGTTTTTCTATTTAGCGAGTTGAGAGCATTATAAAAATCTGGATTGTTAATAATATTTTTGACAATGAGATCCCATCTTTTCTTCTTTTTGAAAGATTCAAGTGTATCAAAGGACATTAAATCATTTTCATCAAAAGTTCTCCGATAGGGGAGTTTATCTTTTTTTCTGATTTCAAGTTTTTCTTTTTCTTCATTGAATCTTTGAATCATTTGGTGTTGTTCGACCGAGTTGATCTTTGTAAAAAAGACAAAGACGTGGTACACAAGTGTCACGTGTATTCCCGCCTTTTTATCAGCTTCGAGTTCTTCGGGTGACCGTTCATCCGTCTTGAACATAAAACTTGTGTAGAGACCGCTTTTGTGTTTCATAACTCCCCGAGTTTCCTCTTCGAGTTCTCTGAGAGCACAATAAATTGGATTTGCAATTTCTTTTTTTCGACACCCACCAGTGACGAATATCCAATCTCGGTGCCTTCGATCTCTCACTGTCAAGAATTTTGGTTTTTCGTCGACAAATGTTACAGGTATTGCAATTGCTTTATGAATTTCTTCTTTCAACATTTTGCTTTACAGCTACTATTACGTGGTATTTTATTCCTCCGATTGATCCTCAGCGATTTGCTGTTTCGCGGGCACGGTCTCGCGTTTTGGGGCGGGGGGAGCTGGTGCGGCGGCTGGGGAGGGGGCTGCGCGAGCCATATTTTTTAAAGAGTTAAGCTCAGTCTTTGTCTTCTCGAGATCGCGGTACATATAAGCGACGGCGGCGATCACGAGAGCAACGGCAATCATAAGCATCATGTTGTTATCGAACGGTAACATTTACAAGTACCTTGTATAATTTTAGGGGCCTAATATCGCACCTCCCCACGATGAAGCGTCGGAAGTTGTAAATCCCGAAGGAACATCCCCAACAAACTGAAGGGACTCGTACCGAACATTCTTGCATTGACCAGGATGCTTGGCGATACAATTCGGATCTTCACAACACTTTTTATTTGGGTTCTGGTTCTTCGTGGGCTCGTTGATAATGTTGTCAAGTGTCCCGGATTTGGGATCATATGTAAGAACAAAGATGACAATGACAATGATTGCGAGGTGCAACAGCTTGACCATTTGTATTGTAGTACAAATCGAAATTAGTTGGCGTACATCAAACCGCCCATACCATTCTGGATTCTGAGAATGTTGTAGTTGACTGCATAAATATCATTAATTATTGCATTTTGCTGACTGATGATACGGGCAGAGTCGAGTCGAGAAAAGTTGAGGGAGCCAGTTGGTTGTAATTTGGATGTATCGAGGCAAAATGGGAAAATGAAAAGCTGAGCATCCGAATCAGTAGAATGGGTAGTGTGATAGTAAGCCGGTACAGTTGTAAAATGCGGCGAGGCGAGCTTGTAATCAGCCACATCTGTCCCGTTAAGTTGAAGCTTGATATTATTTAGATTGGAAAACAGCGCCGTGTTCGAAAGATTTGCAGTTGCTCCGACCCCAGTGTTCACCGCGTACGCGCAAATGTACTTGACCGGCTGATTGAACGCCATATCCTGTGTCTTGTTCTGGGAAGCAAGAACACGCTGGGTCTGGTAGATGAGCATATTCTGGGGCTTGTTGGCAAACTCTTGGCGCTCCATGTTGTCGAGATACGTAAAGTTTGCGTACGCGTTCCAAACCACATTGGGATTGGTGGAAGCGTCGGGGCCCCAGAAGATGCGAATCTCAACGTCGTGGTACTGAAGGGCCACAAGAGGCAACGAGGATTGCCAGTTTTCACAGAAGAAGAACCGGAACGGGTAAATGAGATCGTTGGTTGGGTTCAGAACACCGTTCGACTGGTTGGTCTTAGAAAAGGTCTGAGCAAACAGATTGGGTGCAATGTTTGACGAAAAATTGACGTACTGCTCATCAATAATCTGACCACCGATAAGGAGCTGCACGGAACTAATGAGATTTGACCACGTACCAGAACCAGCCCCAACAACCTGGCTTGGGATGCACGAGGTTGCTGTTCCACTCGCAACATTGGAAATGGTCAGAAACATATAGTTGAGAAGATCACCCTTGCGCTCAACACGAATGCTCGACATTCCTTTGTTGTTGACATTTCCCTGGATAACCTGGCGTTCAACAGTCTGAGCAAAATTGGTGTGGCGCTTGTATGATGATCTGAAAAACGAAACTTCTGGGTTACCGACAAGGTGGGCGTCCTGTGCTCCAATGGCCACGAGTTGGGTTATACCACCAGACATTTATATTGTGTGTAGATTTTTTATTTTAACTTTAACACGTGAAAACGCAGTAGGAAGGAGTTGTCATTTAGACCGTTAAATGATACAACATTTCCGTTAACGTCTACCCACTGGATAGTTAGACGATCCAGTTTCTGAATAGGGTACGGGAACTCAACTTCAAGATTGTAATCTGTATTCTTCTTGAATTGTTTAATTGTTCCACTGCTCACATCAAGAGGAATCATTCCAAACGTTCGACCTGCATTTGAACCAGAATAGGTACTAAACTTGTTTGGATTTTGAATCGTAAGAGCCTGTGCATCTTCATTGTTAAAGTTTCTGAGTTCGAGAATATCAAGAAATATCCCGTCATATGGATTCATATCAACAACCTGGGACGACTTTATCCAGTTGAGACCTCGGTACTGAGAATTGTCACAGTACAGTGGGTACGAGGGGGTTGGACCCGCCGGCGGTGTGCTCGAAACAATCTGGGACGTAAGAGTCGTACCGACAATAGATTTTGGAAACCCCAAAAGAGGGGCGAGTTCAGTCGAATTGATAACCATACTGAACGCCGATGTGTTTGTAAAGAGCATCACCCCTTCACTCGAAACGTACTGGACTGAGACACCAGTTGCATTTCCAGCGGCGTAAATAAGCTCTGTAGCGAGACCAGGAGCGCTGTAAAACCCATTTGGAATTGAAAATGTTAATAAACTTCCATTGACATTGCTTATTGATATAATATTTGAGCCATTTGAAATATTATATAATGTATTGGGAACGGATGCATTCACCAATTCAACCTTTGCAATCTGCTTTATCGTGTTATTCAGAAAAAGCGTATACGAATTGCCGTATGGGTACAGGTTTGAGTCGCGGTTTTGAGAACTCACAAAGATATTCTTGACTGTAATGTCTTCCATTATGATGTTTAATGGTATTTTAATCTCCCAGTTTGCCTTCACCACCAATTCCACCAGTTATGGTGTAGTTGGCCTGGTTCGCGACCCACTGACCAGCCCCGCAGAACCCACCTGGGGTCAGGGACTTTGTGTAGTTGGACCCAGCCGCAGTCGGGCCTGGGACACAGTCAAGTGTGTAGGGCAGATCGAAAATGGACTGGGGTCCTTTGGGGTTCACCTGATTGATACTGATGGTCTGAGGACTGAGACTGTACTTGTCCTTGCGCATCAGCTTCATCACGATGAGAACAACAATTATAGAAATCAAAACTCCATAGATGACGTTCTCGGTACTTTTCATTTTATTAGGTGACGATATTTTTTTTTCAAGTGCGTTAAAGAAAATACAATCCTTTCTAGTTAGACAACAGAATGGATGACATTGTGTTAGATCGTGGTGTCAACGTGATGAAGCTGAACGACGACGAACAAGCTCTTATGGATGAAATTGAAATCGCCCCAGTATCCAAGACGCCCAAAAAGCCCAAGGTTTTTCAGAAAAAGGTTCAGTTCAGGGGGCCGCCTGAAATGGAGCCAGATCTGGGCGCTTTCATCAACCCCTCGAAGCAAACCGCCCCTCCTCGCCCCCAGCCCGACGAGGCGATTGATTACGGTCAAATGGACGAGGATCCCTACGGAGATCAGGGTGGTGACGATATGGGTGGCGACGGCGGCGGGTACCCTGGGCCCCAAGAAAGCGATGGGCCCTCTGAGGGATACACCTCGGTCGACGATGAAAAGGCGGATCTCCTGAACAAACTGGCCCGTCTGGCGAAAAAGGGGTTTGCAGTCAACAAGCGTCTCAACGCCTACTCGTCAGTTCAGGAACTCCGAACCGAGTACAAGCGTATTATGTACAGCATCGAAGTTGAGCAATCCATCAAGTTTTCGAGACGGATGATGATCGCCTGTGTGTCCGGGCTCGAGTTTCTCAACAAGAGGTACGATCCATTTGACGTCAAGCTTGATGGGTGGTCCGAGACGGTTATGGAGAATGTCGACGATTACGATGGGGTCTTCGAGGAGCTCTACAACAAGTACAAGGAGAAGATGAATATGGCTCCCGAGGTGAAGCTCGTTATGATGTTGGGCGGGAGTGCGATGATGTTTCACCTGACCAACAGTATGTTCAAGGCGGCGATGCCCAATATGTCCGATGTGATGAAGCAGAACCCAGATCTCGTCAAGAGTATGATGAGCGCCGTTCAGAACACAAAGAACTCTGGGCCGCCCCCTGAACCCAAGTACGATGCAAGCGGACGCAAGGAGATGAACGGGCCTGGGTTTGATCTCTCGAGCCTGATGAATGGGATTATGATGCCCCCGCCTCCCCCAGTCAACACAACCTCCACAGCGGCCAAGTTGACCCCAATCGTCGAGTCCGATGACGACACAATGTCTGATATCGTATCCATCTCTGGTGAGTCGACTGGTGGGGACGTCAAGGATGTTCGGATTAAGCCCGGGAGCGATACGCCAAAGCGTGGGGGTGGCCGCAAGAAGAAGAACGAGGTGAGCATTTGAAAAAA